GGCGGCTTCGATCTTCCGGCCGGCTTGGCGTAAGCGGCTCAGGCTCATGGCAGAACCTCCTCGAGTGTCAGCGTGACCGTGCCTCGTTGGCCGGCCAGCGTGCGTGCGGGTGTGAGTTCACGGGCGTTGACGATCAAGTACCTCACGGCCTCGGCGTCGTCGGTTGGGTGCTGCCAGAGCAGCGGGAGCGTTCCGCCGGCGGTCTCGACCAGCGCCTCGGCGAGCTGGGCCATCTCGGCCGAGCTCGCCAGGTCGATGGGCAGGCCATACACCCGCGGCGACAGCTCGCTGAGCGCCCGCGTGTGCCTCTGGGGGCCCTCGGTCGCCAGCACCACGGCGCCCGGGCTCATGGTCACCGGCCAGCGGGGGTTGATGAGGTCCAGCTCGTAGCCAGGGGGCGGCGGTGGTGGTGGCGGAGGCGGGGGCGGCGGAGGGGGTGGTGGCGGCGGTGGCGGGTTGGCCGGCCCCCACTGGTTGGCGTTGGGCACCTCGAAGGCCAGATAGCTGACCTCGAGCGACCAGAAGGGCTCGACGTTCTCGACCTTCAGCCGGGCCGAGACGAAGCCGTAGTCGGTGATCAGGGCGATCGCCGCCTCGGGGATGTCAAAGCTGTTCTGCTGCCAGACGTCCTCCATGGGCGTGATGGGCGGGCTCTCCCAGATCACCAGGCCACCCTGGTAGAGCTGCACCGTGAGCGTCGGGTCCACGTCGTCTGGAACCACGACCTCGGTGATCTTGTGACGGACGTGGATCTCGTGCAGGTCGTCGCGGATGGGCGGCGTGAAGCTCTCGAATCGGATGTCGCTGCTGAGGTTGTTGATGGTGGTGGTGATGTACGAGGTGTCCTCGATCGAGGCCAGGGCGGTGTAGACGAAGTCGGCGCCAGCCACCGTCCAGGCAGGCATGGTGTCGGGCGAGTCGGGCAGTGCGGTGATGGTGGCGCTCATCGGAGGGCCTCGAGATCTCCGCGGGCGTGGCGGTAGACGACGTCCATCTCGAAGACGGTCACCGTGGTGCCCATGCCTCCCGGGTCCTGTCCGATCCCCCCGCCGCCCTGGTCGATCGTCTGCTCGGCCAGGCCGCCCCAGGTTCCCACGCTCGGGTCGGTCTCGTCCTCTATGAGGCCGACGACCTCGGCGTAGAGCTGGTCGGCGTAGGCGCGGTAGCTCACGCCGTCGGGCCGGTTGTCGGGCAGGTGGCACAGCAGGAAGATGGGGAAGGTCTTGCGGATCAGCGTGCTGTGGTTCTGCTCGGGCTCGTCGCTGCCGATGCCGATCTCCACGTACGCCTTGCCCGTGGACAGGATCTCGGTGATCCGCTGCTCGGCGATGGAGTTGCGCGTGTCCACATCCGAGACGTGGCCGACCATCTCCAGGGCCCGGAGGTCCTCGAGGATGGTGTCGACGATCTGGGTGCGCACGGGGGTCATGCTCGCAACCTCTCACCGACGCGGTCACGGCGAGCCCTCAGGCTCAAACGCGCTGATGGCGATCTCCGATCCCCACCCCCACCCCCGCCCGGCTCGTCGGCCTCGGCCTGCAACGCGCCGATGGCCGTGCCATACGCCACGCCGTTCATGTCTCGCTGGGCGAAGCTGTCCTCGACGAACAGTGTGGCCAGCAATGGCGATGCGGTCGCGGGCAATCCCGTGTCCAGGTCGGCGTAGAGAACCGACTCGTTTTGCCCGCTCCCGCTGGCCGACCCACTCGTGAATGTGCTGGGCGGCTCCCCCTCGGTGTAGGAGTCGCGGACGTTGATGTTCGTGCCTTCGGCAAGCGTGATGGCCGCGATGAACGTGATGCCGTTGGCCACGCACCGACGAACCAGGATATCGTCGGTGTCCTCGTCGCGGAAGTTGATGCTGTGGTTCGGCAGCGAGCACTGGTCCACGATGATGTGGCGAAAGATGCCGGTGCTGTTCTCGCCGAAGTTGATGCCGACCGACTGCGTGCCCTTGGAGTAGATGCGACCGTAGTAGGCGTTGGTCGTGCTGATTCCAACGGAGCTGTTCGGATCGTCTAGACTGGTCTGCGTGTTCTCCTCAAGGTTGAACACGCCGTCGATGATCCGGTTGGTTCCTCCCTTTGACTGGATGACATCTCGGTGGCCTGCGTTCAGGATGCTGTTCACCGTCGTGTCGATCGCGTAGTCCTGGAGGATACCGTTCTCGCTACACCGCGTAAGCGTGTTTCGGATGGCTCGACTGGTTCGCATTATGCCTGCCTCGAATGGCAAGTCTTCAAGCACACAATCCTCCAGCCCGGACATTATCGGCGTGCTGCCGATGAAGTATTGGCTTGCGTACTGTGGGTCGCCGATCTGGGCTCCAGCGAGATGGGACGTTGCGGTGCTGGCGCTGCTGCCTCTCGTCACGCCGGTCAGGTTGTTGCCACTCTTGCCCGACCACGAAATCGTCTCGCCGCTCGGGTTGTCGCCCAGCTTGATCGAAACGTCGGTTCCAGCGGTCGGGAAGTCGCTGGCGTCAACGAGTGGGATTGTGGTCTGGCTGTCGTCGATGTCCTCGGCCAGCGTGGAATACCATTTGAGCAGCCCGTAGATCCGGCAGTTCACGAACAGGCCGTGCCCGAGCACGACGCGGTTGCCGATGGCTTCCTTGGTAGCCTGCGGCAACGTGTTGACCGTCATGTTCTCAAAACGAACACGCATCATGCCTGACGACGCGGAGATAGTTGAACCCGCCGTCTTTCCCAGCGTCAGTGTGGTGTTCGCCTTGGTGTACCCATCGGCGTTCTGCACGGTCAGCCATGCGGTCCCGGCCGTGTTTTGCAGCGGGCCGTTATCGTAGTCTACGTCTCCGCCACTGTCGGGTGTGCAGATCAGTGTCACTGGCTTGCCTGATGCCATCATGACTCTCGCGGCGTCTAACGCGCTTCGCATCGAGTTGAACGGCGACCCACTGCTGCCGTCGCCGCCACCGCCCGCATCCCCATCGAAGTAGAGCGTCTCCCGGTTCGTGACGTTGCAGCGGAGCCACAGCGAGGCCGTGAACAGTGCCTCGGTTCCGTCGCTGTCCTGTAGGATCGCGCCCTGTCCTGCGGTCGGATAGATCCTCGCCCGAATCTCCACGAGCGTGTCGTTGCCGAAGTCGGACGGGTCGAGGGTGCAACAATACTCATAGTCTCCGGTCTGCGGGTTGAGCGTCTGCTTGACGACTTGAGCCCAGTTGTCCGAGTCGTTCACGTTGAACTCAACTCGGTCGATGCCGTTCATGTGGTACGCCTTCACGCCAACATAGAGCAGGTCGTTGGCCTCCTCGTACCACCAACGTGTGAACTTTCCGAACGCAGTGTGGTTGACGCCAGGCTCATCGGTTGTTCCGATCTGCCCGATGGATGTGGTATCGGTCCAGTTGGCGGCAGGGTCACTGTCGGCCCCAGTGGCGTCCAGGGTGGGCGGATCGTTGCTGGCCACCACGGTCAGGAAGTAGGACCGCGTGGTGGCGTCGCTGTTATCGTCGGTGACAGTGAGCGTCACCTCGTAGGTGCCAGCCGAGGCGTAGGTGTGCGAGGCCGACACGCCGCTGCTGGTGCTGCTCATGTCGCCCCAGTCCCACTCGTAAGTGGCGGGCTCAGCGTTCACGCCCGAAGCGTCGGCACTGGCGTAGAGCGTCAGGCCGTCGCGGCGGAAGGCCCCGACCGGCTTGGGGGGGATGACCACCACGACATCCTCGACCGAGAAGTTGTCGCACTGTGGGCCACCGCTGTCTTTGACACTGAGAATGACCGAGCTTGCAGCGGTGAACGTCGAGTCCAAAGCCGAAATGATGACCACATCGTCTTTGAGAACCTGGAGGGTGCTTTGCTGGGCACGGAACTTGAACGCGCCAGCCGAGGCGGTACCTCCGGACGTGCCGAGCGAGGTGGTTGATCCATCGGTATTGAGCCGCAAGAGAGCCGACACGCCATTGCTTCGCAACTCCATGCGATAGCCGCCCGGAGTGGCGGATGGCTTTCGGATGTCGATGCGGAACTCGCCGTTTCGCGTACCCTTTTGGACATAATCAAGGCCGACCTCGATGTCAGCCGTTGGCGTGAAAGACGTCTCACACGTCGCCCAGTTGTTGGTTCGGTTGCCCTGGCACTTGTTGTCCTGGATCGTGAGCAGTGTGCCGCTGGCAACGTCTACCCACGTCCACCCCTGACCCGTCGCACCCTGGGTAGCCTCGCGTCCGGGAAGCTGGGTCGTGTCGGTCCCCGTGAAGTCGTCGTTGTAGGTCGCCATTTACTCGTCCCCTCGCGTCAGGCCCTCAGCCATCGCGGTGAGGAGGCAGGGCGGGGTGTTGGTGTTCCTGAACGCTTCGATCATGTCAAACCCCCGGCCTCGCCCACCGCCCGCTCGAGCAGGTTCCGGCGCACGGCCTTGGCGGCCCTCCGCTTGGCGGCGCGGGCGCCCGGCACGTCGCCGGGGTTGGCCTTGATGTACGACTGGTACTCGCGCTCGCCGGCGGCCAGGGCGGCCGCCACCACCTGGGGCGTGACCGCCCGCGTGATGCGATCGGATGCCAGCTTCGACTTGAGCTGGCCGCGTCCCGCCTCGGTGGTCAGCAGGTCCAGGTCGCGCTCGTACTTGGCCAGCGCCTTGGGGCGGATCATGTCCCACCGCTTGAAGAACCCAAGCCGCGGCTTGCGCGTGATCCGCTTGGTGAGGATGCCGGCGATCTCGGTGCGCTCGCTCTGCTTGCGGTCGTCCGGGTCGATCAGCAGGCCCCGAGATCCGACGAGCACGAACTGGTTGCGTTCCAGCTTCTCGCGGAAGCGGGCGCCACCCCTGGCGCCGCGGTACTTCGCGGCGATCGGGACGGCCATGGACTCGTTGGTGTTCTGGGGCCCGCCCTCTTCCAGCCCCTCGAGCACGCCGTCACGCTCGGTGCCGAAGCTCTCGCCCCGGGCCTGGCTGAGGAACGTGGGGAGCTGGCCGCCCGTGGTCCGGCCGAACCGCTTGAGCCTGGGCGCCAAGAACCGCTGGGCGCCACGACCGCGCTCGAAGTTCTTGCTGGCGTCCTTCAGCACGCCCGACCGGTGGTGGCTCAGGACATCGATGTTCCGCTCGGCGATGACCACCGGAGCCAGATCGCGCGTCATCGCCAGCGTGCGGACCGAGTCCAGCACGTCTGGAACGACTACGAACCCGCTCACCATGGCGCCCGCGCGGGTCATGCCGACACCTCGACCGACCAGTAGGACCGGTCCACCAGCTTGAAGGTCTCAGGCACGCGCAGCTTGACGACCTCGTTGCTCGGCAGGCCCAGGTGCTCGGCCGCGATCGCGAAGACGTCGCTGTTCTCCAGTCGCACCATCGACCGGGCGTCGAGCTGCACGGCCTCGAGATCGGGGTCGTTGGCAACGCCCAGGCCCGGGTCGGCCAGGTGGGTTCCAGCCAGGCAGATCAACCGCCACGACTGGCGCCTGCGGTTGTTCAGGCTGTGCCGGCTGCGTTCGGGCGTTCCACCCACGACCTCGGCGGCCGAGTCGCTGATGTAGACCACGACGTCGATGCCCGTGCCCAGCCCGCGCTGGTAGTACTTCGCCGGCACGCCCAGCCGCAGGATCGTCGCGGCGATCTGCTGGCGCTGCACCTTCTGATGGTCCTTCAGCGGCGTGGGCAGGCCGGGCTCGGCCGGCGTGGGCTGGCCCGTCACGGGCTGGGCCGTCTGAAACGTGCTGCTGGGCCCTGGCAGGCCGTCCACGAACACCGTCTCGTCGGCGATCGTGAGCACCGCCTCGGCGAGCTCGGCCACACTGCTCAGCCCCAGCAGGGCGGGCGGGGTGTTCTCGATGCCGCCCACGTCCACGTTGGGCCAGCCTGCCTCAGCCATGCCCTCGAAGCCCGCACGCAGGAAGTCCAGGCCCGTGGCCACCGAGTCATACCCGGCGGCGGGATCTTCCACGAAGTGGGGCAGCCAAACGGACATGGACCATTGGGCCTCGGGCACGCCATCGGCCAGCAGCCTGGTCTTCTCGCTGCTCGCCCACAGCCGGTGCGCCTCGCGGAACTTGGCGGGCGTGGACAGCACCGGATCGGTCATCGGCTTGAAGTGCCCGTGCACGTAGTGACGCTGCTGGGGGTCCCAGAAGTGGGTCTTCACCCAGGCGATCTCTCCGGTCGTTGGCAGGCCGCGCCGCTGGGTGAGGCCGGTCGGATTCAGGAACGGCCGCGGCCAGCCAAGGGCATAATTGCCGTAGGCGCTGTTCGGGTAGTCGGTGTTGGCCACGTGCTGCTTGCCGCGCATCCAAGCGGCGAACATGGCGTCGTACGCCGCGGAGTCTTCCTCGGCGGGAATGGCGCCAGCCCCGTCACCGATCCATTGGCCAGCCAGCCGGCTGAGCGGGCCGCGCCACTCGAAGTCGTCCTGGATGTCCCATTCCTCGGCGATGGCCTGGGCGCTCATGCGGTTGGCGAGCTGCACCGACCACGCGGCCGCGGCGTCCTGCGTCATGCGGTACGTGGTGCCCTCGAACTCGACCTCGGGCAGGTCGGGGTAGGACAGGGGGTTGTCGCCGGATCCCGGCGTTGGCTCGGCGCTCGTCTCGACCAACGCGGGGAGGTACTGGCCGCCGCTCAGCGGGTCGGTGCTCTTCTTGAGACCCGAGGCAGAGCTTTGCATGAAGATCGCAGGGCGCACGTACGACCGCCGACCCGCGAGAACGAGCGGGGTGCTGGTGGTGGCCGTGCTACCGAGTGCGATCAAGATTCCCATAAAGCCCGGCCCTGGCGTCAACCAGAGCCGGACCGAAACCGAAACACGACGGCTACAGGTGGATGGTGTAATCCAGCACGTCGCCCTCATCGAGCTGCGTGCCCGAGCCCACTCCCGTCACGCTGACCTTGCCCAGGTCCGCGCCGCCCATCTTCAGGACGTCGTACGTGGACTTGAGCCGGCCCGTGGTGACCGCGCGCAGGCTGGTCTGCACCGAGCTGGGGGCCACACCCCAGCCGGTGTCGATGATGACCTGGCCGTTGGCGCTGCTGGCCGAGGCCTGCGTCGAGTCGATGGTGATGCTGCCCGTGCAGGGCGGGGGCATGACGTTGAGGTCGACCACCACGCTGGTGGCGCCCGAAACCACCGCCTCGCGAGCCGTGCCGAGGGGCGGCGTGCCGGTGGGCACGAAGCTCACGCGGCTGTTTTCGCCGTCCCACCAGAGCGGCTGGCCCTGGGCGACGGCGGTTCCGGCGGCCTTGGTGAAGCTGTACGCGCCGGCGCCGTAGAGGATGCCCGTGGCGGCGGCGAGGATGTCGACGTGGGCCACGCCCCAGCCCTGCTTGGTCTGGACGGGCGTGCCGCCCGCGATCGTCGTCTCGCCACCGTTGGTGTAAGCGAGCTCGATCACGTTGGCGGGAAAGTCCTTGATTCCGTTCTTCATTGCTTGCGTCTCCTGGTTGGCCTGATTCGCGGACGAGGTCCCGAATCGATCGGCGTTGGGAAACGCGCCCGCCTACCAGCGTGCGCGTGTCAGGCGGTCGGGTTTAGCCGCCGGCGTTGCTGTAGCCGGCCTCGGGGTTGACGGGCGCCACGCCCACGCCGGGCAGCCAGCACCAGAACTCGCGAGCAAACGGCGTGGACTTGCTCTCGATGAGGTCGACGGTGGGCTGCTCCTGGCCGTCGAGGAACTTGACCTCGAAGGCGGCCAGCTCGCCGGGATCGGCGAACAGGTACCACCGCGTACCGCTCAGGCGGGGGCTGTGCACCGAACGAAGTCGGCCGCGCATGGTGTTGCGCTGGTTGTTGGCACCCTCGCTGCCCGGCACGAACTCCTGCATGGTGATGTCGTCGGCCGTGTCCGCCAGGTCCGTAGGCACCAGCAGCACGCGGGGATCCACCTCGATGTAGGCTTGGTCGGGCCCGAAGCCGCGGAGCTTCATCATCGCACGCCGGGCCTTGCGGACCTCGGCGTAGGACAGCGCGGCCGGCGAGCTGGCCAGATTGCCGCGGCCAGTGGCGAAGAACGCGCCGTTGCCATCGCTCATGGTCGGGCCCGCGCCGGAGTTGAGTCCCAGCAGGGCCACGATGAGCTGGTCGGGCAGGCGGGCGCCGCCACGGCCCATGATCTCGGTGAGCTGGTTGAAAGCGCCCAGGTCGTCGTTGCGAATCATCTCGTACGTCACGCTGATTGCGCGACCGTACTTCTCGACCTTGATCTTTTCGGCCCGCTCGTTCAGGGTCGTGTGGTCGGGGGTCCCACCGGGCATGATGAGCTTGAGGTCGCCCGACTCGCTCAGGCGGATCGTGGTCGATTCCTTGAAGTCGGTCGCGGCGGTCCGTCGGGCGATGTTCCGCCAGAACGGCTTGATCTCGTTGAACTGAGCGAGCAGGCTCTTCTTGGCCAGGTTGCTCAGCAGGTGGGGGAAGTCGCTCGACCCGTGGAAGGCCGCGGCCATGAACTGGCCTTCGTTGAACGCGAACTTGTCGCGCGCCTGCTCGAAGCTGATGGCCTGAGCGTTGGCGATCGAGCCGATGGCCAGGTCCATAAGGCGGACGCTGCCAACACCGGCCTGGGCCTCGCGGATGGCCTTGCGGGCCAGGTCCTGCGAATCGAAGCCGATGGCCCGCGCGACCCGAGCGCCGGACTCGCCCTCGAGCTTGCTCTCGATGTCGGTCATCCGGTTGGCGAGCACCAGGGCGGCGTCGGCGTTCTTCCGCTCGCGGCCGCTGGCGCCGACCTGCACGCCGGGGATGTGGGACTTGGGCTTGTCGGCCTCGGTCAGGTGCGCCAGCAGCTTGTCGGCGAACGCCTGGGGCGTGGTATCGGCATCGCCGATAGCCGCGTCCACGATGGCCTTGACACCGTCGCGGTCCAGGTAGGGCTGGGCCCGGAGCTGGATGTCGCGGATGCGATCGGCGGCGTCCTTATTGGCCTGGGCGCGGATGGCCTTCTCATCGATGGTGGTGGCGGTCGTGCCCTCGGGCTGCGCCGCCACGGTGCTGTTACCGTTGCTTCCGGGCATGGTTGCCCCTCCTGCGGCGACTGCCGCGGCTGTGCCCTCGGCCACCGGCTCGGCCGGTTGCACGCTGGCGTTGATGTGGTCGGCGGCCGGCTCGATGGCCGACACAGCGCCCACGGTGGTCCTGCCACCGGCGGACTTCACCGGATGGCGTTCGTTTAGTTGGTCGATGAGCTCGTTGATGCTGCCCAAGGTCCCGTCGATCAGGCCGCGGCTCTGGGCCTCGGCGGCCATCCAGACCTCGCCGGTGGCGTGCTGCCTGATGGCTTCGGCCGAGACGCCGCGGCCGCGGGCCAGGTCGTTGATGAACGTGTTGGCTAGCGCGTCAACGATCGACTGGTGCTGCTTGAGTTGGTCCTGGGTGATCGGCGTGCCACGGGTACCCGCGCCCTTCATGGGGCCGCTGGAGACCACGTAGGTTTTGATCCCGGCGTTCTCGAAGCGCCGGCTCTCATCGTCCATGACCATGAGCGTGCCGATGCTACCGACAATCGCATCACGATCGGCCGTGACCTTCTCCGCTTGCCCGGCCAAATACAGCGCAGCCGACGCGCCCATGCCGCTGATGTGCGCGTAGGTTGGCTTCGTCTGCCGGCCCTGGTAGATGATCGCTGACAGTTCCTCGAGGCCTTGAGCGGCGCCGCCGGGGCTGTCGACGTGGAACACGATCGACCCGACTTCGGGATCGGCCATCGCCTCGGCGTAATGCCGCGCGATCGTGTCCTGACCCACACCACTGGTCTTGGACGAGTTGTTGACCATGCTGCTGTGGCGTGCGATCACGCCACCGATGGGGATGCGGGCCACGCTGCCGTGAAGCGACCATGGCGCGGCCCGCGATTCCTGGTCCCGTTGCGAGTATCGGGTTGCGGCTTGAACCTGGCCGAGATGGTCCACGCGGGCGTCGACGATCTCGGCGATCGCGTCGGCATCGAGCAGCTCACCGCGGGCGTGGCGGTCCACCAGGCTGACAAGCTGGTTGAGTGCGGTGGCTTCCATGCACCACGGGCGACCACATAGGGCCTCGATGAGCTTGCTGTCACGCTGCTTGGGCATCGCTTGCGCCTCCTGCGTCGTCTGCCTTCTGGGCGGCGGCCAGGGCGGCCATCCGTGCGGCCCTCGACTCGTCGGTCTTCCGGTCGTTGTCGTCCTGGTCGCGGTCGTCGCGGTCCGTCTGGTCCTTGCGCCGTTCGCGGTTGTCCGGGTTTGCGCCGGCCTTGGGCCCCAGGCCCTCCCGCTCGCGCTCCTGCTGCACCAGCTTCTCCCAGCGGGCCATGTCCCGGGCCACCTGACGGGGGCTTCCGCCACGCTCGCCGATGACCTCCTGGGGGCTCCGCACGCCGTTGTCGATGTCCTCGCCGGCGGCCATGGCCTCCTGGGCGGGGTTGACGTACTCCCAGCCGGGGAAGCGCGGGGCGCACTTGTAGAGCCGCTCGCGGTCCTCGTTGATGGCCAGCCGCTGCTCTGGGGTCAGCGTGATGCGTCCCACGGCGATGGCCCAATCGATGACGCGCCGGCGCCACTGCTCGGTGTGGTCGGTCCAGACCCACCGCTGACGCGGGCGCCAGCCCTTGCGGGCGCTCAGACCCTCGGCCCGCTGGCTGGCGAAGTTCACGCGCGACCAGTCGCCGCTCAGCTCGGCGGTCGGCACGCCGGTGCCCCGGGCCATCCGACGCTGGAGGGCGTGGCCGAGCTGGTCGACCCCGGGCGCCTGCTGGCTGCCCTGGGCCACCTGCATCGTGGTGCCCTCAGGCATGATGCCAACGATGCCGGGCTCCATCCGCATGACCGGGTCGCCCCTGCCATCGACCACGGCGGCGTTCTTGCCGTTCTTGGATCGAAGGATCGTGTTGAACACGTTGGACGGCGAGGTGAAGAAAACGCCCAGGCTCAGCACCACCTTCAGCAGGGTGGCGAAGTCGTCGAGGATGGTCTTGTTGACACGGGCCGTGTCGATGACGCTGGTGGCCTCGGGCAGGCCGCGGATCTGGTTGGGCTCGCCGCCGAAGAACGTGAGCAGCGTGTCGCGAGCGTCGTACCGCTCGGTCTCCATGATCCGCATGCCCGGGTACCACCCGTCGTCGGGGTGCTCGACGTAGACCAGGTATCCCGAGACCCGGCCCTCGGAGTCGAACTCGACGCCATGTCGGACCTGGCGGCCGTTGTAGACGCCCGTGAGGGTGACGTCGACCCGCTCGGCCTCGATCAGTTCGATGGCCGGCATGGCGGGGTAGCCCTTCCAAGGCTTGGCCATGGTGTGGTGCACCGCCACGTCGCCGCCGTCGAAGCACTCCCCGTAGAACTGCCGCTGGCTCTCGGAGATCGTGGTGTCGCGGTCCTTGTTCACCGCGCGCCCGGCCCACTCCATGAGCTTGTCGATCGCTTCGTTGAGCTCGGGCCAGTCGGTGTCGGCCTCGCTGCCGATGCCCAGACCCACGACGTTGTTCAGGTGGGCCTCGCGGGCCGCCTTGATGTTGGGGTCGCTCTTGGCCAGGAACCGGGCCTTGGCGCGGATGCGCGGCAGGTTGGACGCCTCGATGAGGGCATTGGGCCCGCGCGGGCTGGGCGCGAAGTCCGGGTCGGTGCGGTCGACGCGGCCGGCCTCCAGCCCGCCCCACGCGTTGGGCATGGCCACCTGCACCACACGCTGCACCGGTCGAAGGAAGCTCAGGAAGCTCATGACGGCCTCCCGAACTCAAGCTTGTGGTAGACGCCGCCGTTGGCCTCGGACGCTTCCTCGGCCGCCAGCTCGGCGCGCAGGCGGCGCAGCTCGGCCAGATTGGCATGAGAGACGGCGCGGCCATCGGACAGCGTGTAGCTCTGCCCAGCCGTGAGGATGTGGCGAATCGCCGTATCAACTTCCGCCGAGGTCACCGCCATAGACGAATCAGTCCTGTCGTCTATGGCGAGTCAAAAAGCATTTTTACAACGTTGTAAAAAAAGTCAGCCGCGGAACTCTTCCTTGCCGTCGATGGTGACGGTCTTGAACGTGAACCCGCACGCGTTGCACTTGCGGTACTGCACGTTGCCCTGGGTGCTCTTCGATGGGCAGCCGAAGCGCCCGCACCGCGGGCACTTGGTCTGGTCCGCCCGGCTGGCGGCCTCTTCGCCCGAACTTTCCGGGGTTTCCGGATCGTTCGACTTTTCGGCTTCGGCCCGGGCCTTGGCGTCCGCTTCGGCCTTGGCCTCCTCATCGACTTCCTGCTTCGCCTTCTCGTCGGCCTCTCGCTTCGCCTGCTCTTGCGCTTCTTGCTTCGCCTTCTCGTCGGCGGCCCTCTTGTCGGCTTCCTGTTGCTTGTTGTCGGGTTGCTTGGGTTCGGTCTGCTGACGCTTGGCCATCGTGTTTCTCCTAGAGCATGAACTGGGGCACGATGACGCCCTCGGAGGGGCCATCGTCGTACGCCAGCTCGTGGATCGAATCGAGTTCTAACGTGATGGCCGCCACCGCCTCGGCGTAGGCCAGGGCCATCATCCAGTCGTCCCGCCCGTCCTTGATCTTCTCCCATTCCAGGCGGGGCGCTTCCCAACTGTGCTTCTGCTCGAGGGGGCGCAGCACGTTGGCGGTCATCTGGGCTTGGAAGTCGCGCGGCGGCCGGCACAGTACCGTCATGCGCGATTCGCTCACGCGCCGGGCCACGCGGTCCACCCAGGGGTGGCGGTAGAGGTCGTACATGGGGATCTTGCCCAGCTCGGGCCGGGTCGGGTTGATGCGTTTCTTCTCGTCGCGCAGCTTGAAGGGCACGTCGCGGCCGACGCCGCCGGTCACAAACCGCATGGGCACCAGATCGATCCGGGCCGAGCTCACCTGGCTGTACAACACCGTCCGGCAGAGGTCCTTGATCACGTCGGGCGGCCACGCGTCATCGATGCCAACGGCATCCACGCCCATCCGGCTCATGCCCGTGGCCTGGTGGGGCTCGCCCAGGGCCACCGACAGGCTCGAAAGCCAGTCCAGCCACGCCGCCGAGCCCTTGATGGCCACGAGCTCGACAATGTGGGCGTGGCCCAGGCCGGACCACGCGACGGCGGCCGAGACGAAGGTCGGGTTCTCGCGTGGGGCCTGGACGTCGGTGCCCACCGTGAGGAACCAGCACCCCTTGCGCCCGCCGGGCACCACGATCCGGTCGCTGACCTTGATGACCGCCTCGACGGCGTTGGCGTCGATGACGGCCTCGCGCGGCTTGTAGGCCTCGCCACAGGCCACGTTCATGGCCGACTGCCGCTCGGCCTCATCCGGGGCGCCCTCGACCTTCCGGGCTAGGTTCACCACCGACACGTACGGGTCGACCAGGCCGTGCACGCCGAAGCCCAGGTAGTCCCGCTTGGCGGCTTCCTCGTCGCTCATGGGCGTCCAGCGCCGGCCCGTGCCACCCTCGCGCATGTCGGGGGGCCAGACCGCCCGCGCCCGCTCTTCGTCGGTGATGACGGCGTTGCACCGGGCGCACCGCAGCTCGGCCGTCTCGGGGATCGGCTTGCCCTGCTCGTCGCTCTCGCGGAAGTGCACCAGGTCGTAGCTGGGGTCCACGACCTCGCCGCAGTGCGGGCAGTCGAAGACCCAGCGGCCCAGGTCGCTGAACTTGGTGAAGATCAGGTCGATGCCCTGGCCGTGCAGCGTGGGGTGGCTGAACATCCAGATCTGCCGGTTGACCGACCGACTCGGCTGGCGCCCCAGCACGAAGTTGTGCAGGCCGCCGAACCGGCTGGGGAAGTTGGCCATGCACTGGTCGAGCTCGTCCACGAAGATCGGGCCGTAGGTCCGGCTGCTCACCGCCGCGGCCGAGCCAGCGGCCGAGAAGTCGATGCCCCCGCCGCGGTATGGACGCTCGAGCAGGATCTGCCGCTGGTCGTCGGCCTTGGCTTCCTCGAACCGCTCGGCCAGGACCGGGATGGTCTTCACCAGCGGGTCCCACCGCTTGCTGACCTGGCTCTGGGCCTCTTCCTTGCGGCTGATGAGGTAGAGGATCGAGACGTCCTCGGTCGCCGCCAGGCACGCCATGATGTTCATGGTGGCCAGCGTGAAGCCCTTCTGGCTGGGCTTGATGACCACCACGCCCAGCTTGCCAGGGTTGTCGTAGATCAGGTCGTGGAACTCGCGGAGGAACGGCAGGTGGTCGCACCGGTAGGCGCCGGGGCGGTCGGCGCCCTGCTGGGATCCCAGCCGGACGTTCTCTTCGGCCCACTCGCTGGGGCGCCGGCGCACCCGGGGCGTGATCGACTTGCGGAACGCCTCGAGCAGCGGGATGTCCGCCCGGTCGAGGAAGCTCACGTCCAGCTCGGGGCGCTTGGGTCTCTTGGCCTTAGCGACCACCTAGATGGCCCTCCGCGCGCTGCACGGCCTGGCCGAGCTCGAGCATGCGCCGGTCTTCCACGTCTCGCACGGTCGATCGGGCGATCCGCACGAACTGCTCGCGCGGGCCGGGATCGACGCCGGCGGCGCGCAGGCTCTCGTACAGCCGGTCGGAGAGGTCCACGACCGAGGCCCGCGAGCCCGCCGAGACGATCGAGCCGATCTCCACGATGGCCCGGATGGCCTTGTTGCGGTCGATGAGCGTCTCGTCGCGCTCGGCCTCCTGGTCGAGGCGCCGGAAGATGGCGCTCGCAGTGGATTCCGCGCTCTTGATGGCCGTGGCGACCTGGCTGGCCGCCAGGGATCCGTCGCTCGTATTGAGGTCGGCCAGGAGCTTAGGAATCTTGGCGAGGATGCTCTCCCCGGTCTTGCGCCGGCCCTCGGGCGACATGTCGGGCTCTGTCTCTGACGGGGGCTCTGGCGGCTCTGGCTTGCCCTTCCCCCCCTTGGGCTTGGCCGGCTTGGACTTGCCGGGCTTGGACTGAGCCGGCGGCTTGGCTGGCTTGGGCTTGCCGGGCTTCGACGCGCCCCCCTTGGCCTTCTGATCGCTGGCGCTGAGCAGGCCCTTCTGCACCGCCCACGCCCGGACCTCGCCCACGTCGAAGAGCAGCCGCGTGCCCTTGGCGTTGAGCTCGTGGGGGGCCTTGCGGTCCTTGACCCACTGCTGCAACACCCTGGGCGTGACGCCCAGTTGCGTTGCTGCTTGCGTGGTTGAGGTCTCGCGGGGCACACGGGGTTACCGCCAGGTAGCTCCCATGGGCGAGACGCCCGTGGCGGTGCCGACCCGGGGCACGCGCAGCAGGTAGCGGCTCGGGCCCACGTCGTAGATGGTGGCGATGGCCGGGTTGGCGTTGGCCACGCCGACCTCGATGCCCGTGCGGGTGGCCAGCCGGCCTTCGCCGCTCAGCACCACGGCCTTGGGCAGCTTCTCGCCCAAGCGGCCGCCGTCGACCGCCGTGGCGCCCGCCGTCCAAGTGAGCGTGCCGATGGGCTCGACCAGCACGCGGTTCTTGCCATCGCTGGCGGTGTGGGCCGGCGTGACCAGGTAAAGGTCCTCGATGGCCGTCTCGTCCTCGCTGCCATCGATGGCACAGGTCAGCATCGCGCGGATGCCGCGGCTGGCGTTGCCGGGGCTGTCGAAGTCCATGAGCACCGCCTGGGTGTTGAGGGCGTCTCCGATGGCCGCCACGTCCTCATACATGGCGGCGACAGATGGGGCCGAACCACCTACGGTGATGGCCGCGGTGGTCAGATACACGATCGCTTGAGCGCTACTCACGGTGATTCTCCTATGGGCGGATGAATTGCTGGATCACGGCCACCAGCCAGCCGGTGGCGCCAACGACCATGGTGGTCAGGAATGTCATGAACAGCTTGCGGCGGTCGGCCCTGGTCTCGGCCCGCGCGGCCTCGAGAACGGCGACGCGTCCGTTGAGGTCCCTTGGTGGGTGGGGCTTGATCTCTTCGCTGATGTCGTTCAGGTCTCGGCGGATGCCGTCGACCTCTCGCACCAGGCCGATGGAGTTGTCGCTTCCGAACATGGCCCGCTTCACGAGGCTGATGTCGTGCTGGCTGCGCTCGATGAACACGCCGAGCTGAGCGTTCATGGTGGAAACCTGCGCGTTGAGCGCTTTCACGTCGTCGCGCAGCTCCTGCTGCAACTTCTTCTCGGTGTCGTCCATGGCCGGGCCCCTGACCTACCTGGTTGCGTGCGGGTCAGAGCAGGCGTGCGGGCTTCTTGCCCTGGGCCTCGTCCACGAGGCGCCGGGCGGTGGCGCCCTGGTTCAGGCGGATCAGGCCGGCGTTTTCCTGGATGCGCTGCTTGAGCGCGGCGTCCGCCTCGGCGGCCACCTGCACGCCCCTGGCGACCTCGCGGCCGGCACGCTTGAGCTGCCACGCCCTGGCCAGCGAGGCCAGCAGCGGCACGCCCAGCGCCAGCGGCAATCGGTACGGCTCGGGCAGGAAGGGCAGCACGGTGTTCACCACCTGTCCGAGGATGGTGTCGCCCGATGGGTCGGCCTCGATGGCGATGGCCACTTCGAGGGCCTTGGTAGCGACGGCCAGTTGCTGCTCGACGGTGTCGAGGGCCTCCTGGGCCTCAGCCACCGCATCCGGCTCGGCCTCCGGGTCCGCGATGGTGGCGCCCAGGCCAGCCTTGATCCGTTCGAGGTCCTCCACGGCGGGTTCGAGCGTCTCGCGGGCTTGTCGCGCTTGGTCCTGCGCCTGCTGCTCGGTCAGGCAGCCGGACGCGAACAAGGCCAGCGCAATGACAGCGAGGCCGACAAGGGTGATGACTCGGTTTTGACTCATGGCGCTGCCTCTCGGCAGCTCTGGGGCGTCGGGCTATCGTGGGCAACCCCGCGCGAACTGTCAAGTGGGGCTTGACAGTTCAGCCGTCAAGGATTCCTTGACGACTGCTCGTCGGCCCAATCCTGGAGCGACTTCGGCTCGGCTGGCTCGATCGCCTCGGCGTCTTCGATCGACTGCCTGTACCGCTCGCCGGCCTGTTGCTCCTGGTATGCGGATCCAGCAGCGCCGGCACCCAGAAGCGCGATGCCGAGCAGGGGCAGACCGAATGCCAGCATCGCCAGGGTGAACAAGTGGGCCGCGACGACGGCCACGAAGACCTGCATCGTCATGTGGACCTTCCACGGGCGCCGGCGGAAGCCCGCGAGCCGTCGATTGACCTCCTGGAGCTCTTTGAGAACCAGTTCGTTGGTTGCATCGGAGTCGTGTTCGTTGCTCATGGGCTAGTTGTCCTTATAACTCGACCAGTGGGTCAGGATCGCTTCCTCATCGAAATAGACCCAGGTGACATCCGACCCGAAACGCCAGTCCACGTGACCGTACTGCCACGTGTAGGACGTGCTGTAGCTGCTCTTGCGCTCTTCCATCTCGGCTGGCGGGCCCCACGAGTAGTAGACAGCTTGGGACGGCATTCCGTTGCGGATCTCGCGGTTCCTGACAAGCTCATCGACATCGTCTGGCCAGTCGTACAACTCGATCGCTCGCTCCCGGATCGCGTCTTTGTGCTTCGAGTAGCTGGAGAACGAGTGATCCGCCAGATGGTGGACCTTGGCGTGGGCTTGCCACAACTCTGGCTCGTGGAGGCTCGAGATTGTCTGGAGCGACGGCGCGCAACCGACGAAGGACGCAGCAAGCAAGCTACCCGCCAGCGCTCCGACGATCTTCCTCTTCTTCAGCATCACTGGAACCCCCTTCAGACTCAAAATAGGCGCGGTGCGCTCCGTGGAGATCCTTGGCCGGCGGACCCAACACGACGGCGCGGGATCGATCCCCAGCGGAGGCCCTCGCTGCTGACGCCACACCCTCGGCGAAATTGACGATCTCCTGGAGCATCTGGTCGCGACGGTCGCCTTCGGCATGCTCGCAGATCTCGAGGACGATGGGCCCGATTTCGCCCAGGACCACCCGCACGACGGCCATCTCACGGCTCTGCGACGCGGACGACGCCCGCCGCTCCGCCGCTCTCGCTTCGAGATCTAGCCTGGCCTGTTGGGCTTCAACCTCCCGCTCGAAGGCCCCAGCGGGAAGCCTCAGCACCCGATCCCAGAGGCTGTACTCCTTTAGTCGGATTTTGGTAATACCAGATTCGCGCTTGCTGACCGCCGATGGCTTCATATTGGCGGCTCGCGCGATATCGGTCTGCGACATCCCCGATGCCTCACGCAGTCGCTCTAAAGCCTTGGCACCAGCGGTATTAGGCACATAGGGAGATTACCACCTCTATCCTCTAGACCCCGCTTTGTGACGATTTTTTTAGCATTTGTTCACTTTTGTGCTTGACTATCGGGCACAAATTACCGATACTCGGACCATGTTGGTCACAACTGGTCACAACACGTCACAGGTCATCGGGGTGCAGGAGGTTGCCAAGGCCCTCTCGCTGCACCCACAGACCATCCGCGAGATGGCCAGCGCCGGCGAGATCCCCGGGGCCAAGCGGCGCGGCACGCGCGGTAAGTGGCTCTTCCCCGCAACCGCGCCGGCCGACTACCTCGAGCAGAACTCCCCCCATCGCACCCAGACCAGCAGCTCTGGGGCGTCAACAGATGGGGCTCCCTCCGGGCCCGATCGCCAGGATGGCGACCAGCCGGCAGGAATGCCGGCGGGCTCTTTTGACTCCAACCCGGGCCAGCCGGCCCAGGAGGCCTGACATGGGCATGATCGACACAGCCGCTCTCCGCGAGCCCGATTCGCTCCAACTCGGCATCGACGCTCGAGATGCCGCGGACGTGGCCAAACGAATCACCCGCGCCGTCGCCGGCGCGACTGCTGAACCGCATCGGGCCCACCAGGGGCACCGCGAGCAACCCGTGCATGGGAACAGGGGCGACCGCATGTCCGACCCCGGGGTCTTCACAGGGCCCGTTATCTAGCCCGGTCCCGCGCGGCCGGGTGCCCGAACGGGTTGCTCGCGCGGTCCCGCCTGGGAGCCCAGGCAGTTTGCGGGGTAGAGCAGTGGCCAGCTTGCCGGGCTCATATCCCGGAGGTCCCTGGTTCGAATCCAGGTCTCGCAATTCCGGCCTCAACGCCGGAGAAACATCCCGGCTCAAACGGCCGGGTCACTAAGAAGCCGGCGTGTCCCCGGGTAAGCGCCCGGGCGCTGGTTTGCAGAATCACACACGCACCAGGAGCATCGAACCATGCCAGAGCAAGCCCCCACCCTCGGCCGAATCGTCCTGTGCCACGCCGGCAACGCCCACCCCGCCGGCCGAGACGATCCCTTGCCGGCCATGGTCGTCACGACCCACAAGGACGGAACGCTCGACCTGAACGTCTTCGGCGACGTCGCCACGTTCCGCGGCCGAGGCCAGACGAGCATGGTGATCGAGAAGGTGCCAGCCGGTGAGCCCAACGGGCAGGGAAAGCGGTGGTGGTGGCCCCCGCGCGTCGCCCTGGGGACCGACGCGCCCCAGGGCGGCGCGGCTGCGGTCGCCGGCGGGAGCGACCTGGGCGCCGATGGCCAGGCTTCCGGCGGCGGCGACGACGACGCGGCCTAGCGAAATACCCCCCAGTGGGGGCTGTGGGAGCCCCGAGACCCCAAGCCATGGCGGTACCGATTCGCGCCGCCAAGGCACCCACGGACAGCACGGAGAGACGTGCGGCGCTGGCGCTGGGGTAACACCCGCGCCATTGCTTGACGGATGAAACCGACGAAACCGGAGAAACACGATGGCAACGACGACGAAAAAGAAGACTGCTTCCCCAACATCAGAGGCGATCGCGATCAAGCGGCCCAACATGGCCCAGGCCACCTTCGGCATCGTGGGCATCGCGCCCTACGTGCAGAACAAGTTTTCGAACAAGGCCAGAGAGCAGATTCGATTGAAGCAAGCCGCTGGCAGCACGTCGAACAAGTCGAAGAACCGCGAGGCCAAGGACTTCGATGCCGCCTACGAGGCAGCCATCCATTACTCAAAGGAGGGGTGGATCGGCATTCCAGCCACTGCGTTCCGTGCCGCGTGCATCTCCGCTTGTCGCCTGGTGGACTACAAGATGACCGTCGCCAGGCTTAGCGTCTTCTTTGAGGCCGATGGCTTCGATCGAGACGACGGCACTCCCCTGGTTCGCATCACGAAGGGCGAGCCTCGGTGCGTCGAGCACATGGTTCGGGTCGGGCCGAGCAAGGCGCCTGACATCCGTTCGAGGCCCATGTGGGACCCCGGCTGGGAAGCCAACATCACTGTTCGGTTCGACGCCGACCAGTTCACGATCCAGGACGTGGCCAACCTGCTGTCCCGTGTCGGACAGCAGGTCGGGATCGGTGAGGGGCGACCCGACAGCAAGGGCACCGGCGGCGGTATGGGCTGGGGCATGTTCCTTCTGGCGGAGGGCGGCAAATGAGCCGGTTGCTGACGGTTGAGCTTGAGAAGGTCCGGTTACAGTCCAAGGACGGCATGCTCCGGCCCGAGAAGGTGGTCGAGTACGCGCGCAAGAACCCCAAGAGCGAGCTGCACAAACAGTTCGACTGGGACAAGAGCGTGGCCGCCAACAAGTGGCTGCTGCACCAGGCCCGCGAGATCATCCGTGTGGCGGTCATGTACGTGGGCGACGGTCCCAAGTCGGTTCGGGCGTACGTCTCGCTCGACCAGGACCGGGCCAACGGTGGCGGGTACCGATCGACCACCGACGTGGCATCGAGCGACGCCCTGCGATCGGCCATGCTGGCAGAGGCGAAACGCGACGCCGATGCATTCGTGAGGAAATACCAGAGCTTGGAGGAATACGCGGAAGCGATCGCGGCGATCCGAAAGGTCGCCGGATAACACGGCAGGCGCGGCTTGGTCTGGCCAGGCGTGACTTGGTGAGGCAAGGCGTGGCATGGCAGGCACGACACGGCCCGGTGCGGAATCGTGAGGCAGGGCCGGGCATGGCACGGCAGGCATGGATAGGCAAGGCACGAATTGGCGGTACAAGGCCAGGATTGGCATGGCAGGCACGGCGAGGTCCGGCATGGCCCAGTAAGGCACGTCACGCCAGGGCGCGGCAGGCATCTTGCCCAACGACCGGGACACCGGTCATCGGGCTTTGGCGGTGAGATCCGCCTGGGAGCAGAAAAATGAACCACGCGCATCGCACCGGCGAGCGGCAGGTATCCAATGCCGACTCGAAGCTGTCCCACACCATCGCCTACGCCGCCCTGGGCAGCATCCTGGGCGCCATCGCCCTGCTGCTGTGGCTCCAGTTCGGCTGGTACGCCCTGGCCTTCATCGGCTGCTTCCTCGGCGCCGCCCTGCTGGCCAGGCTCATGGCCAAGGTCGAGCTCAAGCGGATGATCCGCGAGCTCGAGTACCAGCGCCGCACGCCCTACGAGGCGGGCGTCGGCCAGGTGGGCCAGAAGGTCGGCCAGAACCTGGACGTGGAAGCGTGAGCGTGCCGCGCCTCGAGTTCGAGATCCCATTCCCGCCGTCGCCGTTCGACGAGTGCCGGCGCTTGCCCAAGTACAAGCTCGAGCAGCGCTTCAAGGCCGAGGTCCGCGAGCGGTTCCGCGCTGCCGGCCCGATCACGTTCAAGCCCACGAGCGTGAGCCTGGTGGTGAGCCATCCGAGCCAGAACCGGCCCCGGGTCAACTTGATCGCCGCCCAGGCCAGCGTCGTAGGTGCGCTCAGCTCTTGCAACGCCATCCACCTGGTCTACCAGCTCGACCACGTCGAGGTCGTCCGCGGCGACGCCGAACGCCCGGGCGTGGTCGTGATCCTGGAGGGCGCCCAATGACCGGACCCAAGCGCCGCGTCTGCCTACTGCTGCGTTGGCCGCCCTCGGTCAACCACTACTACGTCAACACCGGGCGTGGCCGCAAGGCCCTCTCTGACCCGGTCGTGGCGTTCCGCGCCCACGTCCAGGCATCGGTGCTCGAGCAGGAGCCCGGCTTCGACCCCCTCGAGGGCCCGCTCAACTTCCGGGCCACGCTCTGGCCGCCCGACCGGCGCCGGCGCGACATGGACAACCTGTGGAAGGGCACCTGGGACGCGCTCAAGCACGCCCGGGTGATCCTGGACGACCAGCAGTTCAAGCGCAAGGCCGTGCTCTGGCACGACGAGCCGCGCAAGGGGGGCCAGATGTTGCTCCAGATTTCGGAGAGGGCATGAGCTGGTGGAAGGACTACAAGCAGATCCGCAATCGGGCTGACGAGCTGAACCAGTCGGCACTCGAATTGCTCTGCGAGTCGCTGCCGAAAGGCGCCCGGGTGGCGTGGGATCACGGCGGCCACATTCAGCACGGTGTGGTCGAGTCTGTGGTAGGCATGAATTGCGATCATCGCGTTCGGGTAACGAACGACCGCACCGGGGTGACCAGGGTGATTTCGATCTTCCACCTTCGACCGGAGCTGGCATGATCGACGCAATCTCTCAACTCTGGGTCTCGATCTTCGGCCTGACCGCGCTCCTCTGCATGGTCTCCAAGCCGATCCGCGCCCGCCGCGCCGGGGTGATCCTGGGCCTGATCGGCCAGCCAGGCTGGTACGCACAGCTCGTGATCCATGAGCAATGGGGCATGCTGCCCGTGTTCGCCGGCTACACCGCGGTCTGGCTCATCGGGCTGTTCACGCTTTGGATTCGGCCGACCAACGCTCCGCACACGCCAGAGACGATTCGGCCAGTCAACAACATCGAACGCGAGGTCATCGCGATCATCGGCACGAACACAATGTCAGGCCGAGAGATCCGTCAAGCCATGAAAGCTCGGGGGCATCACAGGACCAAGGCCGCTGCCTACTTGCTCTTGGCCAACATGGTTGATTCAGGCCTGCTACAGCACGACTGGGAAAACTGGGTAGAAAACGGCGAGACATACCGGCAAAAGGTCTTCAAACTGGCCCCGATTCGCCAGGCGGTGCCACGATGACAGGCCTGATCATCGACAACTTCGCGGGCGCGGGCGGGGCCTCGGTGGGGATCGAGGCGGCCATGGGCCGATCCGTCGACTACGCCATCAACCACGACCCCGAGGCGATCGAGACGCACGCGGTGAATCACCCGGGCACGACGCACCTGGTCGAGGACGTCTTCGCCGTGAATCCCGCCGAGCTGTGCGCGGGGCGGGCGGTGGACCTGGCTTGGTTTAGCCCGGACTGCACGCACCACAGCCGGGCCAAGGGCGGGCGGCCGCGCGAGAACAAGCGGCGCGGGCTGGCGTGGGTGGTGATCCGGTGGGCGGCGACGGTCCGGCCGGCGGTGATCATGCTCGAGAACGTGAGCGAGTTCGCCGAGTGGGGGCCGCTGGACGCCGAGGGCCGGCCGTGCCCAAAACGCAAGGGCCAGACGTTCCGGTCGTGGACCGGGCGGCTCCGCGAGCTGGGCTACGACGTGCAGTGGCGCGAGCTGGTGGCGGCCGACTACGGCACGCCCACGATCCGCAAGCGGCTGTTCCTGGTGGCGCGGTGCGACGGCAAGCCCATCGTGTGGCCCGAGCCGACCCACGCGCCGCGTGAGAAGGCCGGGGCGCTGGGGCTCAAGCCGTGGCGGGCGGCGGCCGAGTGCATCGACTGGAGCCTGCCGTGCCCGTCGATCTTCCTGACGCCCGAGGAGGCCAAGGCGTGGGGCAAGGCCCACGGCGTGCCGACGCCCAAGCGGCCGCTGGCCGAGGCGACGATGGCACGCATCGCGAGGGGCGTGAAGCGGTATGTGCTCGACGGCGATCCTTTCGTGGTGCTGTGCAACCACGGCGGGTCCGAGTTCCGGGGCCAGGCGGTCGGCGATCCGATGCAGACGATCACGGCCGCGCACGATGCGCGGGGTGTCGTGCGCCCGTTCGTGACGAAGTTTCGTACGGGTTCGACGGGCCACTCGGCCGAGGATCCGCTGCACACAATCACGGCCAACAGCTTTGTGAAGCGGCCGGGCGGCGCGGTCCCGCTTGGAATCGTGGCGCCGAGCCTCGTGCAGACCGGCTACGGCGAGCGTGAGGGCCAGGCCCCGCGTTCCCTGGACATCGGCCGGCCGCTGGGTGTGGTGCCCGCGGGCGGGTGCAAGCACGCCCTGGTCGCGGCGTTCCTGGCCAAGCACTTCGGCGGGGTCGTGGGCCAGGGCGTCGACCGCCCCGCGTCTACGGTGACGGCGACCGACCACCACGCGCTGGTGGCGGCAAGCCTGACGTACGCCCAGCAGGGCGGCCGCAACCGCGACGCGCGGGAGCCGATCCACACGATCACCGCCAGCGGCAAGGACCAGAACTGCGCCGTCGCCGCCTTCCTGACCAAGTACCACGGCACCGGCGGGCAGCACGCGGCCTGCGGCGACCCGATGCACTGCGTGACGTGCGCCGACCGGATGGCCCTGGTGACGGTGGCCGGCCAGGTCTACGCCATCGCTGATCTGTGCATGCGCATGCTCCAGCCCCACGAGCTGCTGGCGGCCCAGTTCGGGCGCTTCGCCGCGGGCTACCGGCTGATCGGCACGAAGCGGCGGCAGGTGGCGGGGATCGGCAACTCGGTGTGTCCCGAGGTCGCCGAGGCGCTGGTGCGGGCGAACGTGCCGGCGCGGGCGCCGCGGCGGTCCAGAAAGGCGGTGGCGGCGTGACGTTCAAGGCCAAACCCATCCCCCGACCGCAACCTGTAAGCCAGCCTGAGCAGTTGCCACCCGAGACACCCGAGCCCGTGGCCTTCATCGAAGTCCAAGGCCCGGTGGCCAACCGCGGCGTGTTGACTCCTGAGGTCCTTCTCACGCTCGTGCTGGACTTCTACGGCGTCTCGGATGCAATATTCCGAGGTCGTGGCCGCCACAGGGACACGGTGAAGGCTCGCCAGGCGTTCGTCTGGCTCGCTCGGCAGCACCTGAAGCACTCGTACCCCGAGCTGGCCATCATTGCGAGCAGGCCCAACCACTCCAGCCTCGTCACGCAGATGCGTCGTGTCGAGCGTCGGATGATCGAAGAGCCGGATTTCCGCGACGAGCTGCTTGAGCTCAACGCCTGGGTCATTGCCAATAAACCAGGGCGCAAGCCGCCAGCGCCGGAGGTCACGCAGCACCAGCCCGCCGCGCCGTACCCGATCGAGGGCGATCCGATCCCGCTGGAAGGCGGTGAGTCATGACGGCGGTGGACTGCGCGATTCGGGCGGTGGCGCCATGGTTCGGTGCGAAGCGCCGCATGGCAGAGATGATCGTCGCCGAGTTGGGCGAGCATGACAGCTACGTCGAGCCGTTTTGCGGCTCCTGCGCCGTGCTGCTCGGCAAACAACAGGTCAGCTTCGAGACCGTGAACGACCTCCACGGTGACCTGACCCACCTGCTCCGGTGCCTCCAGGATGAGGCCGTGGCGCTCTGGCTGTACGGACAGACCGCACGGACGTGCATGGCCGAGGGCTTGCTGAAGGACGCCCACGAGCTGCTCGGCGGATCTCCGCCGCCAGACATGGGCGCTCCGGTCGACCGCCACCGCGCGTACGCCTATCTGATCCAGAGCTGGATGATGCGGTCCGGCGTGTCCGGAACCAAACTCGGAGAGGTCTCAGGGGTCAGCTCGTGCATCGCAACGAGGTTCACCACCGGCGGAGGATCCCCAACCGTTCGTTGGACCTCGATGGTCGAGAGCATTCCCGCGTGGCACCTTCGGCTCCGGAGCGTCGTGGTGCTCCGCCGAGATGCTTTCGCGCTCATCGAGCAGATTGACGACAAGTCTGGCGTGGTGATCTACCTAGACCCGCCATATCTGGCGGGATCTCGCACCGGACTGGACCGCGCCAGCGGAAAGGCGGCCTACCTCCACGAGTTCGAGGCCGGCGGCGTCGGGATCTTCGGCCACGTGGACGACCACACCCGCCTGGCCGACGCCCTGGGCCGCTTCAAGCGGGCCCGGGTCGTCGTCAGCTACTACGCCCACCCCCGCCTGGCGGAGCTCTACCCGGGCTGGACCGTGCGCGACTGCACCCAGAACAAGAACATGAGCAACTTCACTGGCCGCGGCGAGCGCTACTCCAAGTCGCCCGAGGTTCTGTTGATCAACGGGCCCAGCTACACCGGCGGTGGCTCATGAGTAAGGCCCCCGGCATCTTCATCCAGCTCAAGACCACGATCATCCACGATGACAAGCTCGCCGCGGCGGGCCCTGAGGCCACGTGCCTGTACGTCAAGGGCCTCTGCTGGGCGAAGGAACACCTGACCGATGGCGAGGTCCGGCGTGGCGCCCTGGCCATCCTGGGGGCCGGCATCAGCGACCCAGAGGCCGCCGCGCAGCGCCTCGTGGACAACCACCTGTGGACCGTGACCGAGAACGGCTGGACGGTCGGCTCCGAGCGGTGGGCCAGGCACCAGGAAACCAAGGCCCAGGTCGACGCCCGCCGAGAGGCCGACCGAGAGCGCAAGAAGGCCGGCAAGAAGGTCACAAAGAAGGTCGCGAAGACCACGAAACCGAAGGCGTCAGGAATCCGCGAGGATTCCGGGCGGAATCCGAGCGGAAGCAAACCGGAATCCGCGACGAGTCGGGACGGATTCCAGCATACAGACACATATCCAGAGACAGAGACAGAGACAGAATCACCACCACCACGCGCGAGCAAACGCGAACCCGAACCGGCTGCGCCGGGTGGTGGTGGTGGTGAGTGCGCTGGATTCGAGGGGGATCTGGACACGGCTGTCGCCGCCCTGACGGCGCTCCGCGTGAACCGGGCCACGTCCCACGCCCGGCAGGCGGGCAGCGAGCGGGCGGTGCTCTACGCCATCGAGCGGGCCCGCGAGCCCGGCGTGAAGAACCGGGCCGCCATGGCGGTCCAGCTCATCCGCGACGGCGAGAAGCCGCCGGCGGGCTGGCGATCGCGGGGCGAGATCGATGCCGCCAGCGCCGAGCGCAACCGCCAGGCCGATCGCGATCAGGCCGTCGATCTGGCACAGCGGAAGCGCGAGTACGAACGCAACGTCGCCGAGATCGCGTTGATCAAGGCCCACCAGGACATCGCCATGCAAGCCGCCGAGCAGGTCGCCAAGGGCGACAGCTTCTCGGCCAGGACGCTCAGATCCAGGCCCAAGCGTGATTGGGTGCTCAACCCGCTCTGCCGTGCCGAGGTCCTGGACGCGATCGAGAAAGAAACCGGAGACACCGTCGAGGCGCTGCTGGCCAGCGGGAGGGAATCAGCGTGAAGATCGAAGAACTCATGGAGATCGTCAGGATTTACCGGCTCTCGAAGGCGGATGAAAAACAAACGGGCAGGACCAGTGCCATGATCGAAGAAATGGCCCGTCGAGTTGCCCACGGCAGCGACGTGCTCGGTGTGTTTGTGTCACGCCAGCAAGCCATGGCCGCGATGTCCGACGTCGAGAAGCGAGCCCGGGAGATTCATCAGGAGCTCGGCAAGACCCAGCCTTCTGAATCTGTGCTGGCCCTCGGCAACGCCCTCAGGGAGCGTCACCCGGACGCCCGCGGCCATTGCTTCTGCATCCAGGTGGGCACCGCCACGCCGCCCAGTTTCTACCCGGATGAACGGTTCGTAGACCACGCGGTGCATGAGGCTCGCGTTTCCACGTTCGCTTGTGACATGGGTCTTCTGGGGGTGTCGTCATGAAACCGATCCGCGCCATCGTCTCGTTCCTCGCCTGCGCGCTCTACGCCATCGGCTACGCCTTCATGTGGGCCTCCCAGGCCCTCGACGAGGCCGTGGAGGTGCGCCCGTGAAGGTCGACCTCACGATCAACAAGGCCCGCGGCGTCCAGCGCACGGACATCGAGTGGGCCGACTACTCGGCCAACCCCATCCGGGCCCGCGACCGCGTCACGGGCGAGGTCGGATGGGCCTGCCGCAAGGTCAGCGCCGGCTGCGCGAACTGCTACGCCGAGGCGCTCAACAAGCGCTTCGGCACCAAGCACCCCTACACCGCCGCCGGGCTCGGCCAGGTCGAGCAGGTGCTCGATGAGGGCGTGCTCCGCAAGCTGCTGACCATGCGGCCGCGGGGCCCGTTCAATAACGGCCGGGAGCGTCCGGCGGTGTTCCTGGGCGACATGATGGACCTGTTCTACGGCGACGAGGCCGACGAGCGGGCCGCCAAGGCCGCCGGCGTGCCCTTCGCCCCGATCCCCTTCGACATGCTCGACCGCCTCTTCGCCGTCATGGCGCTGCGCACCGACATCGACTTCCTGCTGCTGACCAAGCGGCCTGGGCGGATGCGGGAGTATTTCGAGGCACACCCCGACTTTGACCGCGCCTTGGACAGACTCCCGGGCGCTGCGGACATCGACATCGATGGCACCCATCTCAAGTGCGTCCAAGACTCGACGGGCGAATACGAGGTCGTGACGCGGGTTTGGCCCCTGCCCAACGTCTGGGGCGGCACGAGCGTCGAGAGCGACGCCGTGATCAATCGCGTCGATGAGCTGCGTAAGTGCCGCCTGGCCGTCCGCTTCCTGAGCTGCGAGCCGCTGATTGGCAAGCTGAACCTCAACGGCATGCTTCGCAAGTCGCAGAGGCGTCATATCGGGGCGTGTATAAACGGCCTGCTGCGCAACCGCCAATTCGACTGCTTGCAGCACGACGACGGCACGCCGATGACGCCGGCAGAGGCCGAGGCTGACCTCAGGCAGCTTCAGATCGAAGGCGTTGAAGTCATCCCCTGCGTCGGCCGCGACAAGTGCCCCGACTTCCACCCCAAGACCGGCTGCCCTGGCCACCCCCAGGCCGGCATCGACTGGGTCATCGTCGGCGGCGAGAGCGGCCGCGGCGCCCGGCCGTGCGATCTGGCGTGGATCCGCGGCGTGGTCGAGCAGTGCCGCGAGGCGAAGGTGCCCTGCTTCGTGAAGCAGCTCGGATATTGGATCCAAGGCCCGCACGACTTCGATGGCTGGCATGGTGCCATCGATCGATTCCTGCTGAAGTCCGAAGATGGATCCACGGCCACCTGGCACCGTCCAGTACTCCGATCCGAGCTCCACCCAGAACGCTTTGACGAGCGCCCGCGCAACGCGATCGCGTGGGGCTTGGGCGACCCCAAGGGCGGCGACCCGGCCGAATGGCCCCAGGACCTCCGCGTCCGCCAGATCCCCGGGGGTGGCCAGTGAAAGAGCGACCGATCTTGTTCAGCGCCGAGATGGTGCGTGCGATCCTGGCGGGGCGCAAGACCCAGACGCGACGGGTGGTGAAGCCGCAGCCGTGGGAGTACCCCTTCGGCGGTCCAGAGATGTACCAGCCGACCGTCATCCGCAAGGGTTTCGAGGAAGCTGGCGACGAGATCTACGGGATCTACGGACTGGACGGCGAATGGGGCGTGCGTTGCCCCTACGGCCAGCCCGGAGACCTGCTGTGGGTGCGTGAGGCGCATCGGATTCTGGACGATCCGGCGGCGCGTTTTGCGGACGAGCCCGAAACCCCTCCGCACCCCGACTTCGGTTCTTATGACGCTGGTGTGGCCATTCGGCGTGGCGAGAACGGCGAACGACTTGTCGTTGACTACCGGGCCGATGGTGGGCACGGCCGAATCAGGGATCGCATGGGCAAGCCACAGTGGAAGCCGTCCATCCACATGCCGAGGTGGGCTTGCCGCCTGACCCTCCGCGTCACCGACGTGCGCGTGGAGCGGGTGCAGGAGATCAGTAGGGATGATTCCCGAGCAGAGGGACTCAAGCACGCCAACGCACACCAGATCGGCAAGACCTACTACGCGCCGGGATGGGTGGAAGACCCACGCGACGCCTTCGCTCGCCTCTGGGACTCCATCAACGCCAAACGTGCCCCGTGGGAGAGCAACCCGTGGGTGTGGGTGGTCGAGTTCGAGCGGGTGGAGGGCGCCCATGCCTGAACACATCATCAACCAAACCGAACTCTGCGGCGCCATCTTCCAGCACCTTGCCGACCAGGGCATCGAGGAACTGGAACCGCGGTGCATCAACGCCGTCATCAAGGCCGCCGACGCCATCAAGGCCGAGTGCGAGCGCGAGAGCGTGAAGGCCACGGCCGGCATGGGCCTGATGGAGTGGCTCGCCAGCGACGACACGGGGCTGTCGAGCAAGTTCATGGCCCACGTGCTGTGCGGCAGACCGAAGGTTTGCGACGAGACACGCTTCCCATGGGATCCCAGCGACTTCGGCCGCTGCCACCGCTTCCTCGAGGCCGTACCCAATGCCCGCGAGAGCCTCGACGCCATGCGCCAGCACGGGCCGGTCTGGGCCGCCTACGTCGACCACTGGCAGGAGATGACCGACCTGTACCTGGCCGAGCTGCCCACCGGCTCATGCCCGAAGCTCTACGAGCTGATGAAGCGTCTCCAGCGGGAGGCCGCGTCATGAACCAGCCCGCATGGCTCGAAGCCGAGCAAGCCCAGGCCGCCGAGCGCCGGCACGACCGCCTCTGCCGCGCCGCCGCCGAGGCTGTGGGTTGGGGCGGTGTGACCAAGCAGCGTCTGTGCGGGCTTCTGTCGTGCGGCATGGTCGACGCCGGCAAGATGCTCGACGAATTGATCCGGCTGAACATCTGCGACGTCCGCTATGACGCCGAGGACCTCGCGCGAGTCGACTGGTACCCGGTCAATCGCGAGTTCCTCGAGAAGTGCCGCGATGGCGCCCACCCGGGCCCGTTCGGCGGCGATCACCTGGTCGAGGTCGTCAAGGGCATTCTGAGCAAGGAGGGATCGTCGTGATCCAGCAGCAGGAGCAGGAACGCGAATACCATGGTGAAGAATTGCTGCTGGAGCCGTGGGAGGCCGCCGAGGCCCTCAAGATCAGCGCCAGCCAGCTTGAGAAGTGGACCAGCCAGAATCTGGTGCCATCGGTCAAGCTGGGAAGGCTGAGACGGTACTCTCCAGACGCACTCAAGGCATGGATCGCCAAAGGATGCCCGATGGAACCGCAAGGCAGCGGCGAAGTCGGGGAAAGGTGATCCCATGGCCAGCCTGACCCAAGCCAAGAAGACCGGCGCGTGGCGCATCCTGTTCTTTGACGACCGAGGCCGGCAGACTGTGCACCTGGGCAAGATGGACGAGGCCACCGCGCGCACGATCTTCGGGCACGTCGACCACCTCTGCACCGCCGCCACGACCGGCACGCCACCGCACCGAAGCACGACGGTCTGGCTGTCCCAATTGGGCGGCAAGATGCATGGTCGGATCGCCGCGGCCGGACTGGTGGAGCCCCGGGAGCCGGAGTCTCTGGCGACGGTGGGGGAGCTGGTCGAGCGATTCGTGGACGCCGCGAACGTGAGCGAGGTCACCCTGGACGCCTACCGGCAGACCACCAGGAACCTGGTCGAGTTCTTTGGCGCCGACGCCGAGATCGCGGTCCTGACGCCAGAGGACGCGGCGCTATGGTGTCGGTCTCTGGCTGACGGTGGCTACGCCAGGGCGACGCAATCGAAGCGCACCAAGGTCGCCAAGCGGATTTTCCAGCAGGCTGTGGAGTGGGGGCTGCTCGACGCCAGCCCATTCGCCAGCATCCGGCCCGGGACGCAACGGAACCCAGAACGGACCGAGTACATCCCTGTCGAGCACATCGAGCGCGTCATCGACCAATGCCCCGATGCGTCGTGGCGGGCCAGGATCGGTCTGTGCCGCTACGCGGCCCTCCGATGCCCATCCGAGCTCCACGCGCTGACCTGGGCCGACGTCGACCTCGTGAACCGCCGCCTGACGGTCCGGCCCGCGAAGACGCGCAACCACGAGACCGGCCAGATCCGACTCGTGCCGATCACGCCCAGGCTGGCCGAGCTGCTCGAGGATCTGTACGAGTTAGCCGAGCCGGGCGATGACCAGATCTTCCCCGACATGACTTCGCAGACCAATCTTGGCCCGCCGATGGCCAAGATGGTTGTTCGTGCCGGGCTCAAGCCCTGGCCCCGCCTGATGCAGAACCTCCGGGCGAGCTGCGCGATCGACTGGCATAGCGAGTACCCAGAGAAGGACGCATCGTCGTGGGTTGGCCACAGCCCGCTGGTGGCCTCGCTGCACTACCTCAAGCCCCGCGATGAGAACTTCCGCAAGGCCACCGGATTGCCGAGCGCGCAGATTCCTACGCAGCAGGCGACCACAGACAACCACAGGCGACCACACCAGAAACCGACCGAACCGCCCTCTTGTGGCCACCGAGGGCCCCTTACGGCCGCCCGTGGTTGGGATGTGTCAGTAGAAGTAGGCCCGGAGGGACT